TGCTTTTTTCGTGGTTTTGCGACGGCGGCGCTTTACCTTCACAGCTTCTTTTTTCTTTGGCTCTCGCGTATGAAGCCAACTGGCTGTAACCCCGCTATAAGCGCCACGGTCAGCCAGGCTGAACTGATGGCCATCACCAACAGAACGGGTAATTGTCATTACCGGTAATGGTCTGCCACTGGCGGTTTTGCCCTGCCCCTGACGGAGGAACAACAGATTGCCATTTTTTATGGCCGCTATGGCGCCATACTCTTTCGCCAGGCGCATCAGGAAACTACCGTCAGATTCATTGGTCTGGTCGAAATGGTCCACCGCCTGCGCTTCCAGTTCTTTACCCAGCGCTGCGGTGAGTTTATGGCGGGTGGCTATTTCATTCACCACCGCGCCAACAGTGGTTTCATGCCAAGAACGCTCACGCTTGATGTTCAGTGTTTCCCTGAAATCGGCACTGCGGCCACGAACGGTTAACCTGTCCGGTGCGCCGCTGTGCTCAATTTCATCCACGGTAAAGGTGCCTTTGCTGACCAGTGGTTCATTCTTCCAGCCGATGACCAGTGACAACAGTGCGCCCCGGCGCGGCAGTTGCACCAGTCCGTCTGCATCATCCAGCTCAATATCCAGCTGGTCAGCTTCAAATCCTCTGTTGTCGGTATGCGTCAGGGAAATCAGACGATTTTCCAGTGTGGTGGTAATGTCCTGACTGTCGAGCGTAACCCGAAAAGCGGGTACGATTGCCGCGCCAGTCACCCAGCTAAAATCAGTCATGAAAACAAACCTCCTGCCATATTGAGCGCCCCGTCTTTCAGCTCACTCATTTGTCCGGATAAATCACCCAGCATGGAAGAGAGAGTTTCGTCGATACGTTTCAGGGCGATCGTAAATTCAATTTTCCGGGGTGAACCGTCACTGAAAAATTCACTTTTCGTCTGACCAATACTTTCAATCACAAACATTCCATAGATAGTTCCAGACCCTTCAATCAGTGGCCAGCCCTTACCGGTTTCAGCCATTTGTTGCAGGGTCAGCATGGAGAGATTGCCGCCTGTGATAAACGGCATAAGTACACCTGTCAGCGTGATAGTGTCGGTATCGGGTCCCAGAAACTGCAAAGTGGGACGTAAACCCACCCGGCTGTTGCTGGCGTGTCGCCATTGCTGCTGATACTGCAATTCCTGATACGGCACGGTTTTCAGGGTGAATACGAACATCCCCAGCGTCATCATCATGATTCAAAATCCCCCTGGTCTTTGAAACTACTGCGGGTACGTGCCGCCGCTTTGCGATTAAGTTCATCCAGTTGGCGGGCCACTTCACGGGCAATATCCGCCGGACTTTGGGCAGGCGTGGGATGAATGTGAATAATGGTCGGTGGATGCGGTGCGCTCGCTGCCATAGTTCGGTTCTGGCCTGCGGGTTGCGGACTTTCGCGGTACTCATGAACCGGCAGACTGAACGGGTGCAGTGGTTTTGCTGCAACCGGTGTGGCCAGACTGCCAAAGGCGAGCGCAGTCGCTCCGGCCAGTGCCGCTGTACGGCGACGGCTGGTGATGTTGGCCGGACCGTTAACCAGTTCAGGACCGTTTTCCCCAACGATACCGAGCTGGCCACGAGGGATATAACCGCCAGAATCGTATAAACGCGGGTACATCATCGGAAAACCACCCGGAGGAAGCTGCACTTTTCCATCCTGCGTAACCGTTGGGGCAGTCGGCCTCTGAAGGCTGTCTGATTTTGGCAGCGTGGCTGATTCTGCTTTTATCACCCCCATTTTTTCCAGTAACCATGAAACTGTTTTGACGACAGCCTGTAATGGCGTCAGCGCAATTTGCACACCTGCCGCCAGCCACTCACCAAATTTCTTGCCCATGGCCGCGGCGTTTTCCAGTTCTGCCGCTGTTGATTTCACCGGGGTGAGCAAATCGCCGAACCAGCCAAACAGGGCTTTCACCTTATCGCCAATCCAGCCAAAAACAGGCTGTAATGGTACAAAAGCCGCCATGATGGGCGCTGCGGCTGCGCTGAAACCTTCAACCACACCGCCGAGAAATGCTTTGATGGGTTGCCAGTATTTCCAGATAACCAGTGCTACGCCTGCCAGTGCGGCAATAACCAGCGTGATGGGTGATAACAGCACGCCCATCACACTACCGATAAACATCAATCCGGAGCGAACGAGGCTGAGTGGCGAGAGTAAAAATGTTAACGCACTGCGCAATAAAGTGAACGGCGTTCTGGCCAGCCAGGAGATACCGCTTCCCAGTCGGGTAATAGCCGATGTGACAGTGGGAATAAACTGAATGCCCAGTGTTTTCAGACTCAGGCGTACCAGCGCCATCGGACCAATAACCGCTGCAAATCCAATCATTAATCCGCCGCATGCCACAGCAAGAGCAGCCATTCCGGCTACCACTTTCATTATGGTGCCCGCCAGTTCTGGATTGCGTTCTACCCAACGACGAATGGCCCCGGTGACGCGCTGGACGTTATCCATGATATCCATCAGCGGCTGGCGTAGTGTTTCACCCAGTCCGCTCATGACATTTTGTGTTCCAGCCTTGACCAGCATCCATCTGGCAGAGAGGGAATCTTTGTTAATATCGGATTCTTTCTGCATGGAGCCATTGGCAGCGTCCCCCTGCGTTAACTCCAACTGGCGACGCAGTTCAGGAAGGTTATTGGCAAGTTTAGTAGCATCATCGCCGTATTCTTTTCCAAACAGCTGTGTCAATAGTGAGGTTTGTTGAGACTTCGGTAATTTTCCGACTTGCTCCAACACACTCATGATGGTGCCCATGGAATCGTTCACCATGGCTTTCTGCAATTTAAATGGATCCAGTTTGAGTGTTTGCAGACCTTCCTGAAAACGGTTGCTCTGAATAGAGGCAATGGACAGTTCACGCACCATGGCTTTAGCGGCACTGGCGGCCACTTCGGGTGCGGAGCCTAATGTCAGGAATGTTGAGCCAAGCGCTGCGGCTTTCTGGTAATCCAGCTTGTCAGCGGTGTCACCCATGCGTTGCAGCACATCAATAATATCCGCACCTTTGGACATAGCGTTATCATCCAGATAGTTGATAACGTCACCCAGTTGCTCAATGTTACTGACAGGCACTTTATACAGCTGAGCAATCTTGCCGAGGTTCTCAGCCAGCTGGTCAGCCGGTAACTCAAAGGCGGTGGTCGCCTTTGCTGAGGTGGAGGCAAAATCAAGCAGCTGTTTTTTCTGCTCAGCCCACGATTTCGCATCAGCGCCAATCCCCATGCGGGCACCACCTTCAACCAGCGCGGCATAATCCACCGCGCCGTTCTGCATCGGCAGCTGTTCGCTGGCCGCTTTGATGGCTCCCTGTAGTTCATAGAATTGCGCTGTCCGGTTGCCGTTATTATCCCGCAGACCGTTAACCTGTTTGGCCACGCCTTTCATGGCATCTTCCAGGCTCGCATAGTCTTTCACCGCTGAGACGACCGGTGCACCCATCGCCACACCTGCGCCCGTCATGGCCGCACCAGCGCCTGCAACACGGTCCCGCACTTCCAGTGTTTTGCTGTACTGGTTACGGGCGTTGGTCATTTTCCGCTGCTGTTCACCTGCGCGTCTGAGCCGGGCTTCATTTTCGGTCAACTGGCGATTATAGCGTTCGGTTTCTCGGGTAATACGGGCGGTGGCACTGGCACCGTCACTGGCAGAAATACCGGCGCGGTAGAGTTCGGCGCGAACCTGTGCGGTTTTGGTCTGGAGTTTGCCCTGGCGTTCTTCCAGCCGCTGGACCGCAAGACGCTGTTTTTCCAGTGCCAGCACCTGACGTTGTGATGGTGGACCGGATGCGCCCAGCTCCTGATTCATCAGGTTAGCTTTATTGCGTGCGTAATTGAGCTGGTCACCCAGCTTCTGGTTTTCAGCCTGGAGTTTTTTGAACCCGTCGAGCTTTGCGCTCGCCTGGTTAAGTTGCGTTAAGGCGTCACGGGATTTTTTGACCGACGCGGCCAGCTCCTGGGTGCTGGCACGCGCCTGTTGAAACGGGCGGGTAAGTTTGTCGATGGCACTCATCACGACCTGCAAGCGCAGGTTACGGTCATTCATCAGTGGCGGC